TAAATGGTACTATGAAAACTTCAAAATAATTTGCAAATATTCCTTGACATTTACCGTGCATTGTGGTACAATGGTGACAGTTAAAGAAACGCACACACGCAAAACAGAAAAGGCACGGTATTAAATACCGTGCCTTTTCTGTTTAATGTTATATTGTGTATTTAGGCGGTGCGTTTCCACATATAGCAAGCTGTGTATTTGTTAGTTATAGGCATAGGCTTGTTTTTGCCTGTTGGTGAGGTTTCTGTTCCTTCCTGTTCTCTTTCGTTGTATGGCACTCGTCCAATCGGGGTTATATATAAATCACCCTCGGTGAAGGTTGACGGGTAGCCCTGTTGATATGAAGCATAAGCGTGGGTGTGCTTTGCCACCTGTTCCACCGTTTGCGTTACGTCCCATGCACCGCCAGTACTGCCAGCCGGGTGTGTGTCGTCTGCGGCTCTTAGCATACAGTCAGTTATTTTCTCCCATGCTGTACCGGGCCACCTCTGTGCCGGGTTGGTTTCGTTCATTGTTGCGAGTATGTCACCTATCCAGTATGGGCAAGGGACAATCCATTCAGTGTCATAATTTGCATTAGATTTTTTAGCAAGCACCTGTCCAGTTGTGCCACCAGTGGCAACCCCGGGCCCTGCCGGGCCAGTGCCACCCGCTGGCCCTTGCTTACCTGCGGGCCCTTGAGGGCCAGTGTCGCCGCGTGGAATAGTAAAGTTTAATACTACGTTTGTTTCGTCACCCTTATTAGTAACGCTTGCATTTGTTCCGGGTTTGCCTGTGGTAGTTTCACCAACGTTTACACTTACTGTACTACCGCCGCCAGAATTATTAATCCATTCAGTGTCATAATTTGCATTTGATTTTTTAGCAAGTACCTGTCCTTTTGTGCCACCAGCAGCAACCCCGGGGCCTGCCGGGCCTTGAGGGCCAGTTTTACCGAGGGGAATTTTAAAATCAAAATTCAAATTATCCACGTCGCCATTGACAGTTACAGCCGCTTCGCCCTCGTCGATAGTTTCTGTAGTCGTATTGATTTTAACAAATCCGAACAAGTTTTTCAACCTGCACCCAATAGCGTTTAAAATTTCCAAAATAGTTAGTTTTTCACTTTCTATATTTTCCGAGTATCTGTTTTCGCCCGGCAAATCAAACACGCTATAAATATCAGGTTTAACATCTTGCTTTGTTAAATTTACAAGATAACTAGCAATATCATGAATAATCATTTATTTCACCTCTTATTTAATTGTGTATTAGATTGCGTATTCTTGTAATTGTCGGTTTTAGTACGCCGTTTTGATTGTCATAAATCCACATTACAACGTCACCTGTATATTGTGCTATTGCACTAGCCCCCGGGATTCCTGCCGTTTCCAAAACATTATATACAATTTGGAAAAGGTCAAGAATTGCGGCCAGTTCATCGCGTTTACTATTACTAGCGGGGGTTTGTGATGTCTGTACATATATGTTTTGTGTTTTATTAGTAATATAAGTGTTATTTTCTGCGTTACTGCTACGCCCATATACACCCTTGTTATCTTGCAATACGATAAAGCCATAATTACTTGTAATGTTCGTGCCCTGCGGTGCAATAACATAGAAATTAGGTGCATTTGCTTCTATGCGTACATCAGAGGTAATATTTAGGGGCGCTTTATTATAGCCGCTAATTGCATCATAACTAAATTCTCGGTAACTTTCCATTGTGTTAGGTAGTCCGCTATGTAAAAATATATGCTGGTCGCTAAAAATATCTAGTCTGCCACTAGTAAGATTAAATCGTTTTTGACTTCCTGCATATTGCGAGAAATTATTTAATTCTATAACTGTTCTATTATTACTGTTAGGGTCACTTGCATTTTCTATATAAATTCCGCCTTGTCTTAGTCTTGTAAGTGTTCCTGTGGTTTGATTTTCTTTTTTAATTGTAATGCCGCCGTAAGATTCAACGCTATTAGCAAAATTAGTATACCCTGTAATTCTATAGCGGGGGTCCTCGCCGCCAATATTAGAAAAGGTTGTACGCCCGTTGTACTGAAAAGACGTATAATAGTTTGTATTGGCATCTTGAGCGAGTTTATGTATTGCAAGATTAGCATTATTATAAATACGAATACCACCAGTAGGCCGAATAATTGCATTTATAATATTATTTGAGCGCCAATATGCGGCAGTTTCAAAATGAACACCACCAGACTTAAACGCCCATCCATTATTAGATATATACGTTCCGTTAAACACCCACGAGCTGTTAGCATCGTTATTTGCAAATTTTGAATAGCTAATAGTGCGGGTTAGCCCGCTATTGCCATATTCATAATTTCTAAACGCAATAACGCTATCAATTTTATCACTAGACTGATATAGATTTAATGCAAAATTCTTATCAGTTGCAAGAGATGCAATCGGTTTATTCTCGGTGTTGATAAAATACATATTGCCGTTTAGTTTGATATATCCGCGCTTTGTATCGGCGGCTTGGCCAATAGTAACTATTACGCCATCGCCGAAATTAAATTTAAGTGCCCCGCTCATTGTGTCGCCGGATTTTAATACAAAATTATCTTGTACCCATTCTTTTGTCACGTCGCCCGTACCGCCGCCGCTAATTTCAGACAATTCAAATTTTGTAATAAGCTCTATAGGATACCATGCGCCAGCGTTTCTATATTCCTGTAATGTGATTGCACCGTTAGTTAATTGTACTCTATAATCGCGGTCGAATGAAAAATAATAGGTAATTGAATTATCTAACGTATATGTGTTTGCAAATCCTTCATATATGCCGCCATCATCAAATGTAACTTTTATTTCTTTTGCCATAATTAACACCAAATTCCCATAAACAAATCTTCACAGTCATTAAAGATATTATCTAAAATATTGCGCTGTGCTTCATAGTACATTCTTAGCATTTCGGACTTGTTACCGCGTGTATTATTTGCGGTGCGTTTTTCTGTTTCGTTACCTGTGTTAGTTTCAGCACGGGTTGCGCTACTTTTTCCGCTATTTGTGCCCGTGGTTTCGTCATTGCCGTTTACTGTGCTGTTGCTTTCTGTATGCCCCTTTCCCGCGCTAGACATATAAGAATTATCGTTAAAATTAGCCAAATTACCCTGTGGCAAGTCGCTTTGCTGGTTGCTATCATCGGCGCTACTTTGCGTTGTGCTTGTGGTTGTGCCTTTAGTAGTACTATTATTACTACTTTCTGTTGTGTCAGTGCCGTTAGTCGTTCCCGTTCTTTCTCTGGTAATACTTTCGTCGATAACTTCATTATAGAATGGGTCATATTCTTTTTCATTAACGGCCAGCAATTTATTATAATACGGCATAATCGTGTTTAGTTTATCTTCAAGTCGTAACATGAAATAATCAATAGTTTCTAGTCCGATTTCCCGCATATAGAAATGGCGTAAAAAATTTTGTTCAAATTCTGCCCGTTTTGTTTCATTGTAAAAAGGAAAATTAAAATTGAAAAATAACGGCGCGGCTTCTGTAATAACTGTGCCAATGGGCGTTGTTTTGCCCGTTAGCATTTCACAAATTGTTCTTGTCGTCGTCGTAAAGTTCGCCATCTGTCAGACCCCCATTTTCCATAATTTGTGAAAGTTGTAAATCACTACGGAACTTAACGTCGATATTAGTTCCATAGATTTTATTAAATTCTTTGCAGAACTGTTTGCGGGACGCAAGCGGGCTTTGTCTCATGCTTTCCGTTTCGCCCATGTTTGCGGTCAGTTCTTCGGTAACTTGCCGTTCTGCTTTTTCACTTGTGTTTGCTTCAATGCCTAAATAGGTAAGGGCTTCTTGGTATACCTGCCGTTTCAAAGTCTGCATTTTATCGGCAACAAATGGCGGCTTCAAGTCCATAACATTAATAGGCTTTTCGCCATTCAGTCCATAAAATTTAGTAGTAATAATTGCAGGTTCGAAATTATCCACCTGTTTAAACATATTAGCGACGGTTAAGCGCTGGTTTTCACCGCAACTAATAATATATGGTGTTTTCTGTACATTGATATTAACATCTATTGTACGATCAATTTTTGTAAGTTTCCGAGCAAAATATAAAACAGCGGGCAGGTCTGGGCAACGGCTATAATTAGCATACAATAAAGCCGCATCTGCCCTTGTTGGCTCTTGCCCTAATGTAATTGTATACGGGGTCAAATTCTGGGCCATGTATCCGTTATAGCCGTAGGCGTTTACTTTAGCGGGATAACCGAATATATCCAATACACTGTTATTAGTGCAGGGCATAATTAAAAAGCTGTTTAGTGCAGTATCTTTATAACCTACCATAAACCCGTTAAAGAAAAGAACCTGTTCAATAAATTTTTCGTTGCAAGTATCTGGCAAATTTAGCCATTCAAAACGGCTAATTGCGATATTGTACAGGCGGTTAAACCATGTACTATAAGTAACGCTAGTAAAATATTTTGCGTTTTCAATCCACGGGGGTCTTTGCATTTTTAACACCTCTTTTAAAGACTGTTGTTCAAGCTATAATTTCCAACATCGTTTGTATGCCAAAATGTAACGCCATTATTTAACATTGCTTTTAATGCCGTTTCTGCATATTCTGGGATATTGCCGCTAACTTGTGCGCCGATTGTTTTAACATAGTTCCATGAGGGCCGCCCGGTAATATTCGGGGCCTTAATTCGGCAAACTTTGTATCCAAACGCGGTAAAATATTCGTCAATGATTTTTGCATATTCAGGCAAAATCTGCTTAGAAATTATTCTAATAATTAACTGCGTGTCATACGCAAGTTGTGCAACGCTCTGTGTACCTGCTACTGTTTGCGAATTTAAAGAGCGTGTCCGCAAATCCATAATATCTTGACCAATGGCAACGCCAGCAGAAATCGCTCCCCCTGCATTGCCTGTTGCGGCACTTGCACCAATGTTTACAACCTGCCCAATTAAGCCAACTGCCAATTGCGGGCCATATTGCACTAGGTAGTTCTGAAACGCATTTGCACCAAAACTTGCTGTTGGATACGCACCAGTCGGTACAGAATTTTCAAGCGCGAAAGAACTTGTAGCTCTGCTTTCGTTTTGATAGTTGACAGGAAAAACATAACTACTACCGCCCGCATATTTCGGCTTTTTGAGTGCAAAAGTTGCAACACCATCTGCAAACCATTCATAACGGTAAGGTGTTTCACTACCTGCTAAAACAAGCGTACTGTAATTATAAGGATAACATAACAGCTTGTTATTTTTAGGCGTATATTCTCCAAATGCCGTCGGTCTGGCAATCGTATAATCTGCACTACTGCTTGCACTGCTCGTATCAGTAAGCGCGAACATAGAAATTAAACTTTCGAGTTTGCCTTTCCGTGTATACAAATCTACAAGCCTACTTGCTTGCGCTCTGCTGGTAAGGGGGATTTTATAATATCCGCTAACTTCATTGTCCGTTCCACCCGGTTCAATCGGTGAAAAGCCAGCTTGTGTTATTTCGTCGAAAACCTGTGTTGCGTACATGTACCATTTATGCGGGATATAATTGTTACTGCTTGCCACGTTTACGGGGTCTCCCATTACGACGTTTTCGGGCACAGTGTTAGCGCCGATTGTATCGTCGTTTACGTGTTCCCGTTCCACGTAAGACGGATTAACAGTAGTATCATAAAACCACGTTTGAAAAATATCATAATCGAAACTAATCAAACAGGTATTATCTGCTAAATAAACTACATCAGTAATAAAACCATAAAACCATTTATTTGAATATCCTGTATTCTTCCATGCAATATAATTACAGTCTCGGTACTGGTCGGCCATGCCATCAACGCGAATTTGCTTTGATTTGCTAATATAACTGTATTGTGTTTTAGTGTAGGCGGCTTTACTTATAATATATGTATTTGCCGCGTTTGCACTTGCAAATAATCTAACATGGGAATAATCACTATTCCACGGAATACCACGGCAAATATATAAACTTGTATTTTGCGTCATTGTTTCCACCTCATTGTAAATATAGAGAATTGCGGGACTTGCACCCGCATAATACTTTTATTCTCATAAAGGCCCGGTTTCCCGGGCCAGTTATTAGGAAACTAAAATAGTGGCACTACCATTCTTTGTCGTGTCAAATACGCTGGTTGCAGTAACGGTATATGGGCCTGTTGCCTTTTCATTAAATGTGATAAAGCCGGTGTTTTCGTCGATTGTTGCATTTGTAGTCTGCGTAAGAGCGAATTTTACACCCTTGTTTGCAAAAGCTGTGCCGGTAACAGTGGCAACAGCAACAAGCCTATCCCCTGCTTTTGCTGTGCTTGCGACATTGACGGTAACGGTGCTAATAGTCGGGGTCATGGTAGTAAATCCAACAATAGGCGCGAACGGAGACGCGGAATAAATGCGCCAAACGTGGTTGAATTCATTCCAATACAGCAGGGCCGCATTGTACTGTTCGGTAAACTGGTTCAGTACGTCGTACACCTGGAACCAGTCACGACTCATTACCACAATACCAACAGTCTTAAGTGCGGTCAAGTCGTCCTCGCTAGGTCTCGTGTACGTGGGGTCATTTTCCAGCAATTCATCAAGTCTTGCAAGTTCACCAACATTAAAGCTAAACGAGTCTACAAGTACGCGCTGGCCCATGAACTGGACTTTATCCATATTAAAGGCACTGGCCAGTACATCAACATCAATACTAGCTTCATAATCAGCGGTCATCACAACGAAAATATCAGACGGCGACGAAATAAAGGTATTCACACCAGCAATGTTATATTCATTGCTCATGAACTGCAATTTGCCAGTAATGGCCTTGACCTTTTTGACTGCCGCTTTGCCGCTTGCTTCATCGTCTACCGCGTCAATCTTCGTCATTTTCACATTGCCCGGAATAAGGCTCTGCGCAATAACGTACTTCATCATAATATATTCATCATAGGCCGCGCCAGAATAAAGACTATTAACAATGCGTGCGATAAGGTCAGTCACGCCATTAAGGGAAAGAAAAGCCTGCCGCAAGTTCTGTTCACTAACGGTTGCTTTGTAATACGTCTGCATGTTCAGCGCATGGAACGCGGTCTTAATATCCGGGTGTTCACGTTTAAACGCCTGTTCCGTTTCGTTCGTACTGTTCCAGTCATAGGAGTTAGCTTTAGCAATATCTACGAAAATTTCTTCAATCGTTTCGCCATATTCCAAAAGGCCCTTTTTGGCAAACGCGAGCGGGTTAGAATACAGTTTACTGGTAACAACCACTCGGGCAATACGATTGACGAGCGCGGACACAAACTCATTCATACGTGGCTGAAATGCAAGGATCTGTTCACCAACAGCACGGATACTTTCAGTTGTGGCCTGTGCCTGTGGTACTGCCTGATAATATTCGGCGCTTGCATTATCTCGAATTGCGTTAAGAATACCAACGCTGTTTGCATTAAGCTGGGATACAGTAGGTTTAATAGGCATAATAAAACACTCCTTTTACTTAAATAAAGTATCAAAACTTACACGTTCGGGCGGGTTGTTTTCGGGGGGTTTGGGCGGGTCTGGTTGGCCGGGAACTGCACCTAAAAAGCGCTCAACGTATTGTTTGCGTAATGCACTTTCATTTGCCACGGCGGCAAGACGGGCCGCTTCTCGGTTGTTACTTTCTGTAATAATTGCGTCGTTTTCGTCTAGCAAACGCGCGGCAAGCTGGCTCTGCGTTTCCGCGTCTGCCCCTGCATATTCTGTCAAGACTGCTTGCATTTCTTCACGTGTCATTTTTCTTTCACCTCGCTTTTAATCTGTAAATTATTTGCAAGTGCAACAAATTTTTCTTTGTCTCCTGCGCTAATATTATCAACGGTAAAGCTGTAAAGTTTTGCCGCGCTTGCCTGTTTCGGATAACCGTTCAGCCCTACACGTTTAATAATATCGGGATAGTCGCGGCGCATGTAGTTTTGGTCACATGCTGTACTGGATACGCCGTCAACATGAACGGGCGCAAGATAATTCGTACTACCGCCATACTGCCAAATACCCCAATCTTTTACATACTGTGGGCCATTCTTATTATAACGTGCCACCCATTTGTCATAGGCGTTTAGCATATTTACATCAAGTCTAGACTTAAAACCGCTAATGTCACTAGCGTAAATCATTACATAATAACCAGCATTTTCAAGATATTCGCAAAAGTCACTCGCGTTTTTGCTGGTTGCGGTTCTGTATCCATCGGGGCTTAGTTCAATATCACAGGCAATCGGCAAGTCAAATTTTTTGCCTTTAATAAGACTCAAAAAGTACGCCGCTTCTTTTGCACCTCGGCCCGCTTGATGAAACAAACCAGACGTATAAAAATAAGCGCCCACGTGCATACCTGCACTTACAGCATCGGCATAAAACCGCTCAAAACATTCGTCAGGGTACAAGTAACCGTTTTTATTACCAAACCCCGCGCGAATAATCACGCCAGTAAATCCTGCTTTCTTAACTTTTCCAAAATCAATTTTCTGTTGCCATTTGCTTACATCAATGATTTTTTCCATATTTATCATCCTTTACTTTCTTTACCTTTTCGAATACATCAGATAGAGGCCCAATTAAATCGGGGTTAATTTCACCGATATTTTCGACAATGCTCGACAGTTCCATTACAATAATATACAGTGTAATAAAACTGATAAAAGGGAAGTCAATCGCAATACCAATCATCGGCAAACCCAACTGCAAATAAAACATGACGGCGACGGCGGCAATCTCTGCAATTTTATGGTAAAGACCTTGCCGCATTACCTCGCTTTTATACTCATGTTTGTAACATGCTTTGATAATGCCTGTCAGATAATCAGCAATAATGGCAACCATAATTAAAGTCAACTGCGCTACTTTGATATTCATTTTAATCACCTCTTTACTTTACTATACATTATAATTTAGTATTTGTCAATATGTTTAAACGCGAATTTTAAAAGTAGTGTCTACCAAAACAGTGCCACCCGGCACAACCTTTGTAGTTAATTTTCCGTCAAATACTGCACCGTATTCAAAAGAGTCTATACTTACTTTCTGTTTTACACTTTTTGTCATTCCCGCGCCTGTAACTGTCCAGTCGTTTAATATGAATGTTTCGCCACGTCCTATTATCATTTCTTCCATGTATAATTTGGGTCGTAGATATTTTGCTTGTGTAAATGTGTTTTCATGCTTAAAAGCGCCTAGTCTGTAATCGTCAACATCAAGACCCGGCACGTCATAATCGCCCAAAACATGCAAACTATCCGTATCCGCATACATGAAACGGTCATAACATGATTGCGCGGCCCGAATAGTAACGTCACGTGCGTAAGCGGTGCAGAAACAACCGACGGGAATATAAACAGGCTCGCGGTTTTCAATCTCGCCCGGCAAATATGCAAGCCTGTTATCTTTTAATATGGGCCAGCGACTTGCACAAATAGGGTTTGTTGCCATCTTACCATAAAAGCTATTAAGCATTAGTTTTGCTAGTTGATAGCGTGCATAGTTCTTTTCTTGTTTTGCTTGCTGTTTCTGTTTATAAAAGTAATCTATATATGTGTCAAATAGCTTTTCACCTGCTTTATACATGTAGCCATCAATCGGACGATAATTGTAAACGTCATACTGGTCAAAAAATAAAGCCAAATCAACGCTAGTTAATGTTAGCGGTACACTGTCGTTTAGACTTTCTGTAACATATTCAGTAGGAATATAGCCAGCTGTATTTTTCATTTGTATTGTGGGCAAGTGGTCTGGTTTTAGTTTAAAATCGCAGTAAAAGCGCTGAAAATATAAAGGGTATTTATCATTCTTTTGATATTCGCCAGTAAAATAAATGGGTTCTCCATATGGGTATACGTGCGGTGAATGTAGCGCAAAAGGGTAAAGACTATTTACATCATACACGCGCCCTGCGCCAACTAGCTTATTTTTGTATTGAGGGGCAACATAGGTAAAGCCGCCCCTATATGCTTTACGCAAATATGCGTCATTTTCGGGAATGGGAAATGTATTCCTAAAGCCCTTTTTACCGCCCATGCACTTGTCAATATAAAAATTAAAAGCATTGCTACCTGCTGTTATTTTCTTGTACCCGTCGTCGAAAGTAGATTTTAAAGCAATCGCAACAATTAACGCATCGTTTGTAATATAGTCTTTTTCTTCTTTGGTTAATTCATGGCCCGGTTCTCGGTATGCCTTATAATCAATGTGCAGTTTTTGTACTGGTAATTTCCAGCCCTTTGCAATCGCATCAACGCTATAAGGTAATATTTTTAAACTGTCGATTATTTCACATTTTGACTTAGGGCCAAAACATAAACACATTGTATAATAAAATCCCTTATCGCTTATCAATGTATTAAACTCACATGCATGTAATTCTTTCTTTTCTTTGTTTAACGACCACCCATTTTTTAATAGATAATCTAATATAAATGTACCGTCAAACTTTAAGTTGTGAAAATAGCATTTTCTATTATGCCCCCATAGAAAATCTATAAAAGTGCTTATGCTATTTCCATATTCACGTTTTGTATTATCATATATGTTTATAGCAACCCACGCCCAAACGCGGCAGTCATCCGGGTCTGTTGTCGTTTCAAAATCGCACGACCATATATTATTTGTACGCATGGTTTAAATCTCATCGGGCAAATTATCATCATATATAATCATTTGTAACGCATTTGCAATCGCATTGACTTTTGCTTGCGCGCTAATACCGGGGTCGTATAGATAGTCAAGGTCAAATATTGAAGGGTAATCTTCTATCAGTTTTCCCCATTCTTCATTAGTCAACTTTGCCAACGCATCATAAACAAACGGGCCATTTGAAACACTAAAGCAACCAACCTTTACAAAAGCAGCTAAATAATGGTCAAGCCGCAAAATAGGCGACTCCGCTTGTCCATACTTTTTATAGTATCGCTGTTCCCGTTCATATCTGCTTTGTACTTTTCCCAAAATTTCACGATTAGGAATATTGCTGATTTTTGTTGGTTTTGCTTTTAATTCTTCAATACCGGGGATAATTTTATTTATTAGTTCCTGATTGCTTGCCGTTGTTTTCTGTGCTTCTAATTTTAGGATCTCTTTTTTGTAACGTTGTCTAGCCGCCCTGTCAAGTCTGCTAATGGTGCGCCGTTCGCCTTTTGTTGTGACAAACCTAAAGCCCTTAACTTTTGCACTTTCAAAATCTGCAATTTTCTTATAATCGTTCAACCGTTTAATTTGTTGTCTTAATTGCGCGGTATTTTCGCTTTGGGCTTTTAATTCTTGAGTGGTTATTTTTGGTGCAACTGTTTTACCGCCCGATTTAATATAGCGCGTTCGCATCTGGTTATATCTGCTTACTGCAATAGACAATTCCTTTTCAGATAGTTTGCTAAATTTACGCGCCATTATAGCACCCCCCAATAAAATAAGGACGGTAAACTTGTCTCATTCATTACAAGTTTACCGCCCTTTCTATTTATATTGCTTTATGCAATAGTAATGGTCAACACCTGGTTCTTGCCACTGGTAACAAGACCCGGGACAATGGTAATAGGTTTGTCCCACGTATCGGGCAAACCGTACATACTAACAATGCGCTTAATGCTGTTGTAAGCACCCATAGAACAGCACCCGTAACTCTTGCCGTCCTTATCAAAGATAATCATGCGCGGGGATAACTGCATCTTGCCCTCAATGGGTGTACCGTCGTCATCCTTTGCTTCAAACTCGACAGGTTCAATGTAAAGACCCGTCATTTCAATGGGCATATTGATATATTCACGCAACGACGCATCGGCGCGATTAGTTGCGTTAAAAATCTTCTTCTTTTCCTCGTCGGTATTCATGGGGAGACTGCAATAACAACCTCCGAAAATACTAGACTCCATCATGGTTGCGGGCGTTTCTTTGGGCACGAGATTTTGATTGAACATAGTTGGTGTTTCCTTTCTTTACTGGCTAATTTCGGTAATGTTTGCGTACTGGTTTACGATTGCATCGGGAATTTCTACATCACATTTAAGATAACTTACGGACTGAATAGCGCCATAACCAGTCAATTTGCTTTTAGCAATTCGCCCGGCAATAATGTCTGTACTTTCAATCCAGGTTCCATCTTCCTGTTTTTCCAAAAATTCCACCTTGGTGCAGATTTTCTTGAATTTCATTATTAATGACTCCTTTCGTTTGTATTTGGGGTTTTCTCAACCTCTGTATATATTCTAATATAAATAAGGTAGAATGTCAATAGGGTTTTCAAAATTATTTATTAAAAATTGCAAATTCTGGCAATGTCATAAAACATGTCTTTTATTGCTAGACTTTCATAGAATAGGCAACCTGTGTTATACGCAAATTTAGTTAATTCGCCATGATAGCCACGGCAGAACATTTTACCCGTTAATAGATTAGGTTTCATGTTTTCAGTTGTAAACGTGTAACTGCATGGGCAATTAGGGTTATATTTTGTACTAACAAATAAACCGCCGCTTTTGAAATTTACCCATACGCCGTATGTCTTGCCGTCGTAAACAAACGTATAGATTAAATCGCCTTTGGGAAAGTCTTTCACAACAAAGTCAAAATTATCTAGTAAAAAATCATTCTCAAACGCATGCTTTGCATAGGCGCTATTAGCCATGATTTGGCCAAATTCGGTTGATTTTGCATGTGCGGTAAATTCTGCGTCGTTAATGTGCAAGGCATAAATATTTTTATTTTTGAATTCACCTTTACTATTTAATTGCACATGGAAAAAGTTATAGTAAGGGTTACTACTTGCAAAAGAGTTACCAATAAAAATTACAGGTACACGTTTTCTATTTGGGTCAGACGGACGTGCCAACGTATCATACAGCCGGGCGAATTCCTCTGGCTCATTTTTCAAATAGTGTTTACCTTTGCGTGGGTCAAGAAATATTTCCTCAAAAATCATAAACCGCAAATTTGGCAAGTTCACACCCTGTATACCTGCATCTGTTGACAAACTGAAAAAATGACAAATAGGTTTAAACCCGTCGTCTATTTCAATACCTGCCATATTTGAATGGTATTTTATATCAAGATTATAATTAAACTTTGTGTTAATATCATCAAAATATTTTTTATAGGCTTTTTGCGTTTCTGTTTTGGTGCGACGAATAACGCAAAATTCAGCCGTGTTATCTTTTAAAAATAGGTTTAGGCCATAGTTTCGGCAACCCGTTGTTTTGCCGTCGCCCTTTGGGCCTGTTACAAAATTAAATAGCCTTTGTTTGTTTAATATGTCTGTTGGGTCAAACCATGCCACTTTTATACACCCTTTCTATAAAAGAAATAGAGGTACACGCAACAATCGAACGGGAGTAACTAACTCAAGCGCGATAGCTCTAATTAAAGAGTAGTTCCTATCAACGCGCGGTTCATTTGCTGTCGTGTCCTCTATACTTTTATTATAGCACGTTATTTGCTAATGTCAATAATGCATTAGCATTTTTTCCTATACTTTATAGTTTATACTTCTGCACCATTTGGCCATAGCTTAACCCTAACGCTCTTGCTTTACGGTTAATTTCTTCTATGGCCGCTTCTGTGTGTGTTTTCTTTGAAGTATTGCGTAACCATATCCGGCAATAATCACAATATAATTGATTATATTTTAATGGCTCAAAAGGTAAACCACATATTCTGCAATATTTAACCATGACTAAACCCCCAGCAAGAAATATAAAGATATAAAAACGATAAGAAAATTACCACAGCATAAAGCGCATATTCATTGCACTTTACAAACCCTGTAATATCATCACTTATAATTAAAGCAAATATTTCATAAGCAATAATAGCAAAAACGGCAATAATTAATAATAGCAATGAAGCGCACCATCCTTTATACACATGAAGGTTACTGTCTTGCGGCCATAATACTTAATATTTTTCTGGCTTATTAACCTTGCCACATTATCTTTTGTTGAAACGGCATAGAGGTTATTAAAGCGGCTTAATAAATGCCATGCATTATATAGAATCATTTGTCGACCACCTTTGCTAATTCGTCAATCTTTGCACAAAGTTCGTTATACTTGCACTTTATTGTTCATTTTCTTTCACCTCTTCAATACAAGTCAGAATTGCACCAATACTAAAGTTTTGCAAAATAAGTTCATCAATATCGTTCAAACGAGCATTAACTACATAAGCTTTACCATCGCGTTGAAAATACAAATCATAACTTTTCATTCCGTTTCAATCCTTTCTGTTGTGTGCGTTTCTTTAACTGTCACCATTGTACCACAATGCACGGTAAATGTCAAGGAATATTTGCAAATTATTTTGAAGTTTTCATAGTACCATTTA